AGTGGATATAAGTACAAGATTAGGAGTACCGGCCGTTGATAAATTGTTGTCAGATTATTACGAATCAATTGACATTTTAGATTATAAACAATTTTTTACAAATTTAGTAGATTATGTTACAGGAGTAATTTCTTTCGGAAGAGGTGACGGAAATTTAAAACTTAGTTCTATACAAAAAGTTTTAATTATTATGCAAAGAATATTAGGATTATGTTCTGATTCAAATAAAGAAATTAATGTCGGATCGTCTTCTAAAATATCTGAGGTTGATAATGTTGACGAATCTTTTTATGAATTTAACAACATTGACCTTAGAATTATAGAACAAAATATTTCTGATATAAAATTAGGTGTAATCGAATACGAAGAGTGTGATAAAATTAAATTTCCTCTTAACCTTGAGGCGGTTTTGACCGCCTTAGATGAATTAACTTTCAACGAAGATACCACAGACGTAAATGAAATAGAGGCAGCCTCAGGTATTATTTATCCCGCTACAGATGACACTTTTAAACTTTCTTTAGATGCAGGATTTTTTCAACAATTTATTAAAGCGTTAGTTAATTCTGTGTTATCGCCAAAGAATGTTTTACCTATTATGACAGTTGCCGCAATGTTTAATCAACCTATTTATAAAGAAATTTCTAATATTGAGGACTTTCAAAAAAAATTCAGAACATTTTTTAACGAATTCATGACTAAGATTACGGCAATTTTTACCAAAGAAGTTTTCAATGAACTTAAAAAAGAAATAAAAGCATTAGTGAAGTTGTTATTGGAAGACATAGGTACAGAGAAATCAAATAAAAAATATCGAATGATATTAGCAATTGCCGCTGTTATACCAGGACTATTAGTAATTGCAAAAGATTTCAGAGAATGTAGAAGTGTTTTAGATGAATTGTTACAATTGTTGAATATAGGTATAAAAAAAGGATTGGATGCTATAGCTGCCAAGGGTGGTGATTTACCACTTCCTTTATTATTGTCGGCAAAAATTTTGGATGGATATTCACCAACAAGAGCATTTCTAAACGTTATAGAAAATTTAGAAGAAATAGGAGTTCCTACTGGACCTATGCCAGATGGTAGCCCAAACGAATTTTTAGCGTCAATCAAAGCAATTATTGATGGAAACGCTAAAGAAATCGAAGAAAACAGTAAAGTAGCAATCGGTATTGGACCATTAACCATAACACCAGCAGGTGTTACCACACCATCAGATGCATATGGAAAGTTTTTTTAATATTGAAGATAAAAGAATAAAGGCAAATGAAGTTCTTAAAATTATTAAAGAGCATAAAGACAGATCGAACAGAGATTTGCAAATTGCCATGGAATTTATAAGTGAGGATCACAAAGTCACCAAAGAATCTATAATTAAGTTAACACACCATTTGGACGCTTTGGAAAACACTTATAATGTTATACATAAAGAATATACAGAAAGAACAAAGGTCATATGATAGACGATAAAAGAATGATTTTCCAAGGTTATGTAATAAATAACCAAGATCCTTTAATGTTAGGTCGTATAAGAGCCTTACCAATCGATCAAGTTGAGTCCGATATTTTACCCATAGATTTCAATCCTGAAAAAGATATTTGGACTGAAAAAGATCCTCTAATTTTTCTTCCTTTACTACCTTATTATATAAGTCAAATTCCAAAAATTGATGAGTATATTCACATTTTTTATCACAACACAGAAATGGTTGTTGACAATTCTAAATTTTATATTCAAGGACCTATTACTAGACCCCAAAATAACTTTTTTGAATCTTGGCATAATTCAGAATCAATGTTAGCTAGTGGAGTTTTTTTAAAAAAAGCAAATAACATCAAAGACCCGTTAAGTTTTGAAATCAAAGCTGAAGCAAAAGGGATTTATCCTGAACCAGGAGATAATGCTTTACTTGGAAGAGGGACCTCTGATGTTATTGTTAAACAAGAAGAAGTGTTAATTAGAGCAGGAAAAAATATACCAACACAAACTGCAGGATTTAATTTACCAACACCTAGACTTAATCGAGCATTTGTCCAACTTTCAAACTTCGAACTCGAAAGAGGTGAAAGACCTCCCAAAAAAGTTACTGAATTAATTAATAAAGCTTTGGCGGTCAAAAAATTAATCGAGTGGGAAATTACAAATGAAAACAGTATTACAGGTCTAACACAAAATAATTCAGTAACAGGTGTGACATATTATGATGGTAATATTAAATTATATTCTTTACTACCTAAATCAAAGGTAACAACAATTGATATTCACATGAACACACCTTTAGATGATTCTAAAGCGGGGCCAGAGTATGAATTGTTTTTTACTGGTCAAACTTTAGAGGAAGGTGTAAAAATTATCAATCAATTTATTTCGGGGGTAAATAATGGAAAAATCAATGTTCAAAATTATGAACAATATCCTTTCGATAGTAGTTTACAGATTTCAAGACAATTTCCCTTTTATTTTAGACCTTCAAAAAATAACGTTGATAAGCTTAGTTCGACAGGATCAACTGACTTTAACATGGTGAATAATTTTTTTACACAAATAAAATTGCTACCATCAAATAAAGAATATGGAAGTGTTTTAGTTTGGACAAAAAATATTGTGGGCCAACAACTTACAGTTCAAACAAATACACTTGATCAAAATGTTTACACATCAAATCCAATATCCTTCGGAACAATGGTCGCAGACACACTATATCTTCTTTCCCATAAAACAGATATCCCTTCCAAAAGAAAAATTGTTTTAGAACCGAAAAAAACTTTATATGGTATTCCACAACCTTTCTTCAACGAAATTATAAGTAAAAACACAGATCCTATGGTAAGAGGAAATGAACTTATGAAATTATTAACTCTTATTGTTGATTTTTTAGAGTCACATGTTCATAACATAAATAAAGCGCCAATACCAGTTGCTGTCGATGGAACAAAGATAGAAGAAATAAGAAATATTTTGCAAAATTCTAGTAACACAATATTAAATCAAAGAATACGACTTAATTGATATTTATTATAAAAAGATAAATGTCAATTAATAACTCTTATTTTAGTAGAAATAATACAATAGTATTCAACAGTTATGTAAATACAGGTAGGAACCCTGTTACGCAACTTTATTATGGGGATGGTGGTTTAGTAAATCCAATAGGGTATTCAAGGTTTATTTTTGATTTAGATTTGGAGCTATTGAGAGAAAAGTTATTCACAGGTGTAATCTCCACAGGTTGTACAAACAACATGAGACACATTTTAAAAATGACAAATACTTCATCATTCGATAATGAACTTTTGAATACGTCTATGCCTGATGGGAGTTTGAGAGCGACTTCTTTTGATTTGATCCTTTTTAGAATACCACCGAAAGATTTTGATCAAACAAGACCACAATATTGGGATGAAGGTGTTGGTTATGATTTTTATGATGTACCAAATCAAATGATACCAAACAAATATTATTCCAACAGACCATCGAATTGGTATCAAACAACAACAATAGAAAATTGGGAACAATCTGGAGTTTATGACAACATGAATATTGGACCTATACCCTTTTCTTCGTTGACAATTGTAGATATACAACATTTTGAATTCGGTAATGAAGACATCGAATTTGATATGACACAAGAAATCAATGATTTATTAAACGGAGACTACATAAATCCTACAGGTTGGGGAATCGCATATCTTCCAGATGTTGAAAATCTTGTAGGGACAAGTGGAATTTATTCTGTAGGTTTTTTTACAAGACATACCCAAACTTTTTATGAACCCTATTTACAAACAACTTATGATGATTTAATTGAAGATGATAGAAATAACTTCACATTGGGAACTGCCAATAAATTATACCTATACATTTACGAAGATGGGGATTTCAAAAATTTAGATCAAACACCATTAGTAACCATTTCCGATTCATCGGGAACTGCAATACCTGGTTTAATAAACTTAATTTCCTGTTTGAAAACAAAAGGAGTTTATGAAGTTGAAATTCCGCCGCTAATTGGTTACAAAACACCTTGTTTATTTACGGACACATGGTCATATATAAAACTTAATGGATTTTCATTACCCAATCAAATTAATGAATTTACTGTATATCCGTTGAAAAAATCAATCCAAATTGGAACGTCAACAAATGATCCTTCTCAATATGGATTTAGTTATTACGGATTAAAACAAAATGAAAAAATCTTAAATACAGATGTTAGAAAAGTTGGGGTTATAATAAAACAGGCCTATACAACAAATAAACAACTTCCCAACGTAGATGGTCAATATAGAGTGTATGTTAGAGAAGGTCAAACTGAAGTTATTGTTCAAGATTGGACTTCATTGAATAGAACACCAAATGAGTATTATTTCATTTTTGATACAAGAGATAAAATACCAAATATGTATTTTGTTGATATCAAGGTAACGACCTCAGGTCAAGTAAATGTTTATAAACAACAAATTAATTTTCAAATCGTAAACGAGAAAACAGAATAATTAGATATTTATAAAAAAAAATATTATGCCATTTCAAAATTTTGAGTTATGTGATCAATCGGGAGTTTTTGTTCAAGTCGACGATAATGATGCAACTTTAGTTACAGGTGACACGTATTCCGTAATAGATGGTTCTACAGGTGCAATATATTGTGCCACTTTTGTTGGGGGTGCTCCATCGGGACCTGAATATACTTTAGGAACTTTATTTGATTCTTGTATTTCTTGTAATTCTAGTATTCCATTTTCCGCAGGAACAGAATACAAAGGTTGTGTTATCTGTTGTCCATGTGGAACAGGAACAACCGTAAATGAAGTAACATTACCACACCCAGAATGGACAGGGTTATATGGAAATCCAATTACACAGTTAGATGCAGTTCAATTAGGAGGACAAAACGGATTATACATGTGAAGATTATGAAAAATTTAAATTATATTATTAGAAAAGTTTTATTAGAAACACACGACGAACAACATTCCTCGAGATATATGTTTTTTTCCAATTTGGAACAAATGAGAAGACAATGTGATCTATTATTAGATTTGGATCAAAACATGATTGACGAAATTTTAGAAAACGGTCATGATTGGGCTCAAGATCACGTCAGTGAAGCAAAAAACAACATGGATCAAGTTTTTGATTTTTTGATGAATCAGACCAATTCAGAACACCATGAAGACAATATGTATGACGATATGATGATGGAAGGTAGGAAAAAAACTGGAACAAAATTATGTGCTAGAGGTATTGCATCTGCCAAAGCAAAATACGACGTATATCCAAGCGCATATTCAAATGGTCACGCTGTCCAAGTCTGTAAAGGGAAAATTAAAGGACTTGACGGAAAAAGAAGGTGTTCAGGAGCGTTTTGTTAATGAACTAATCCTAATTAGTTTTATTTTATATTCATTTCGATATTTGTAGAACAAACATAAACTACAAATAAATGAAAAAAGAAGAAACAAAAGTGAAATCGAAGTAAAAACAATATAAAAAATTCTTTGGATTATATTTTAAAAAAAAAATTAATTCTAATCTAAGAAGATTTAAGTTTTTGAATAATTGACAGTACCGTGGTATCTTCTTTTATATTCTTTTTTGGTTTATAAGAAGTCATCACAGGTTTTTGTCCTTTACCTTGTTGTGGATCTTTTTTTTCGGCTCTTCTTTTTTGAGCACAAGCACTCCTTTTTTGTGAGTCAGACATTTTACCAGCAACTCCCGCAGCTCTACACTTAGGATAAGAACCCTTAGAAGTATCACTTCGTCCACAGGGAGGATGCTTACCGTCGACTTTACGACAAATATCTACCCAAGGACCACTTGGTTGAGAAGATCCTTTGGGTTTCTTCTTTTTACCAAACCATACGGCCAAATCTTCGTTTATTAAACCTTTGTCTGAAACTTCCACCCACTCATTAAAAGGGACCTTTTCTATAAATGGCGCCAATTTCCTATTATGATCAGGACTTTTACCATCATACATAAATTGATTCACAGGGTTTCCATCTTGATCTGAAAAGGTTGAGTAAGGGTGGGATTTGATGTAATTCTGTATTTTTGAAGCGACTTTTTCCAACTCTATAATTTGATCTTTTTTTAGGTCAAACTTGTGGTCATAACTATCATATTGGACAAGTGGGCTTTTGAAATTAGATACAGACTTGTCAAATGGTCCCAAACTCGATTTTTTCCATGGTCTAAGACCTGGTTGCACGGGAGGTATATAACTTCCCCGACTTCCCGTAGCGTCACTCGTCGCCTCTCTAATTACCTTAGATATAATTTTATTTAGATTTTTCATTGAATAACATTTATAAATATCTTATAATTATAAATATGAATGAAGAAAAAGAAATTTATGGTAACCTTTTTGGGTCAATAGAACTTTTGAGTGAGGAACATTTAGAGGCAATTTTAGTGTCTATGGATAAGGATTTAGCAAATTATTATATAATTGAATCTGTTAAATTGGCCTACAGGAAAGGGGTTTATACAATTGGTGAAACAGAAGTTATTTCTAAAGCAATTAGAACTATGTTAAGACAATAATTTATTTGATTTTTTAATATTGTCAACACCCCACATAGGTTGTAAATTACCTAATGACCAACAATTCATAAACGCTTCATCGCCTATTTCTAAAATCATAAACGATGAAATGGGTTTAACGTGGTCAACGTGCCATTCACCGTAGTTATCCCACGACATATTTTCACTGAATCTATCTTCCAAATGAGATATAAGTTGCTCGGGAGTATATTTTAGAATGTCAAAATAATGTCCGTTTTTATTTATGTCGTTTTCTTTAAGAACTTGATAAATAGCAGTTCTGAAATTGTTTATTAATTTATAGAGGGGGTCTCTTGATTTACGATTTCTTTCGTAATTTCTTTTATTTTCCCTATGTCTTTCAATATTTTTTTTTCTCCATTTTTGATGATACTCATTAAGATGTTCTCTATTTTTTTCAGACCATTTTTTGTAATAAATTAATTTCTTTTCTTTGTGTTTTTGGTAGTTTCTTTTATCAGATGCACTTTTACCCCCTTTATATTTTCTTCCAGATGACCCAATCTTAACATTATTTTCTTTTAAAATTCTTAACACTATATGTTTTTTTATATCTAATTTTTCAGATATAGAAGGACTACCCAAATATTCTTCATTATAAAGTCTTATAATTTCACATTCTAAATCCTTATCAATAATTATTTTTTTCATATAATATAAATATAACGTAGAACCTATTATTATAAATAAAAAAAGGTCAGATTTCTCTGACCTTTTTTCTTATAAAACTTTAATTGATTATCTCAATTCTCTCAAATCGAATGTTCTAACACCATCCACGGTAATTCTCCCGTAGAATCTGTTGTTCACCATCTTCTTCGCGTATCTGGTCATAATACCTTTGATTGGCGTAAAGTTGAATGGGTTATACATTGTAGGTGTTAATTGTAGAGGAACATACGGTGCGTAAATGTAACCTGTGTCTAATAATGAAGTTCCTTTGTGTCCGATCAAAACTTGGTTTGGTGGGAAGTAAGGATCACGATAAACTTGGTAACGTCCTGAAAGTGTACCTACTCTTTCAATACCCATGTTGTATTGGTCTTGCTCAGGAGCCGCGTTAGATACGTGGAAGTATTCTAAATCGTCAAAGATAGCAGAAACCTCAGATGATACAACAATCCAGTTAGCTCCACCTCTCAAAGTAGATTTGTGGATTTGTGCTGACAATTGGTTGATTGCAGTAATCATAGTTTGGTTCCAATCTTTCTGAGTATAAGAAACTTGGTTGTTGATTCTTCTCCATCCGTTGTAGTCCCAACGTAACTGCCATGCCGCTCCTTTTCTCAAGTCACGTAAGATTTCACGGTCAATTTCAGCTGCAACTTGCTCTGATAACAAAGCCGTCAATTCGGCCTCAGCATCAATGTTGTGGAATGCAGCAACGTCTTGTGCTAACTCAGGTGACCACTGTGCTCTTAGTTTTCTTTCTGTAACAGATACAGTTACTGACTCAAGGTCAAAAGAAACCTCACCAATTTGATCTTCAAATTCCAAATTGGCATATCTTCTATACCATGCGGTAAATGAAGATGCTGATGATCCTGATGAGATTGTTGTCCCTGTATATCCGTCTAACGAAGTCGCATCACAATCAGCACATACAGGACAAGATAAATCAACCTCTAACCAAATACAACCATTTTCATCACAAATGTCATTATAGTTACCACCATTACCACCGTTAGATGGACTGTTTGGATAACCTGACGCATTTGTGAACACAGTTGCTGCGTTGCTACCATATTTTACAATACCTTTACCATAGATTTGAGTTACAACTCTAAATAATAGAGGAGCGTAAACTGTGGATCCATTATAAGTAGTTGTTGTTACACTACAAGGTGTTGTTGCTGCTGAGAAACCATTAGCCGCGTAAATTCTAAGGTCAGAAAGGAATGACTCAGTGTCCATTTCGTTACCATCAGGACCGATAAGTTTTCCAGCTCCTGAATTCATGAAACCACAAAGTTTAACGATAACTTTTCTATAGTTACCTGCTGGAATAATTTCACCAGCACCAATGTTAGCGTTTACTAACTCAGAACCGGCCCATGCTTGAACTAACGTAGTTGCAGTGACCGCAGTCCACTTACCTTTAGAGTAGTCAAATAATCCAGGAGGATCTAATGACGCTTCGTTGCCTTCGTAAAATAAATCGTAAAGATTTTTTTTGTAGTAGTAATCATTGGTAGGATATCCTTGGCTAGGATTGTTCAAATTGGCATTAACCGCTTCTGGTGAACCGATTGGTGCGTAATGATCACCACCCGCTGTTGCGTTAGATGGTGAGGAATTTGGATAAAGGTTTGCATACGTAGAACTAAGATTTTGATATCCTTGAATACGTGGTACAAAGTAGAACAATTTACCAATAGGTAAATTCATTGCTTGTACTGATACGATGTCGTTAGCTAACAATTTAGAAAATACACGTCTTACAATCGGGAAAACAACTGTTTCGAATGCTCCATTTGAAGTTCCGTCAGAAGTTGCTTCGTTGATTAAAAAAGATGCTTGATTTTCGTATAATTGTGCTACGTTTTCTTTTAGGTGACCTCTTAGGCCATCTAAAAAACCTAATTTGTCCCATTTGTTAATTGTGTCTTCTTTGATAACTTTAAGGTGTTTTAACCCGATGTTACCAACAAGACCTGATTCTAATAAAGCTCCCATTTTTTTTATTTTATTTTTTAGTTTATTTTTTATTTTATTTTTAACATCAAATCCTTCATTCTTAAAAATTGAGGATTCTCATACGTTTTTGACTCAATTAAGTTTACTGCTGAACCTGTTTCAACAGATTTATTTACAGTTCTTTCAATTGATTCGGTTAATTTTTGTTCTGAACCTGAACTTACTGAAGATGACAATTCATTTTTAATAGTTCGGTAAAGATTTTTAGATTCTTTCAAAGATTCAACATTATCAAATCTTCTTAGAATATTTATTTTTTCTTGTTTAGTTGTTGAGTGTTCAGTGAACAAACGAGTTGCATAAGCTAAATTTGAATTAAAAACCGCAACTTCATTGATTTTGGTTCTGAAAACGTCTAAAGCTTTTTTATACTCGTTATTTTTTTCTTTTAACATTTCAACTTCTTCATTTATTCTTGTGTGCGGTCTTACTCTGATTTCTTTTCTGTTAACATTTTGATCAGAACCTTTTCTGTTTCCAACTTTATTGGCTCTGGTGTAACTATTAGTTCGTACGGCTTCTTTAGTTTCCATTTTTCTAACATTCTTGAAATCACCATTCGTTTCGTCCTTATATTCAAATTTTGCTTTACCTGTTCCCATGGCTTTAGTTCCTTTTCCAAAAGCTTCTTTTCTTTTTTCATTAAACCCTCCGCTCATGTTAGGTTTTTTACCATATGCAAATTTAGGACCACGACCAATACCGACACCTTTATTTTTGATTGATTTTTTGGTTTTTTCAACGGCTTCAGCGATTGCATTTTCTAAGTCATCTCCTTCGAATTCATAAACTTTTTCTTCACTTCCGTAACCATCTTCTTCTTCAAGACCAATTCCGCCCATCATAGCACCTTTTGCGGCACCAGCCCAAGACCAACCTTCATTATATTCATGTTCAGGCTCGCTATCTATATCTTCGCCCAATTTATAATCGGATTCGTCATATATGTTCTTACCAAACTTGCTTGAAGTGTCCCCATCCATTTCTATTTCATATATTACTTCATTCATTTTTCTTTCTGATTCTCTTAGTCGTATCATATATTCGTTATCACCGTCTTCAAGGTGTAACATTTCACCTTCTTTTTTTATAACGATTCCATCATCATCTCCCATTGCTTTGAAAACTTTTAAGACTTCAGCGTCAGAAGCTCCTCTCATATCGATAGTTTCTCCTTCATCATCCATTTCCATGTCTTCATCATCCATTTCCATGTCTTCATCATCCATTTCCATGTCTTCATCATCCATTTCCATGTCTTCATCATCCATTTCCATGTCTTCATCATCCATTTCCATGTCTTCATCATCAACATTGGTTTGAGTTTTCGCACTAGGCGCGGCTGGAGAGGTTCCTTGTTCCTTAACCCCTTTTTTCTTCTTAGATTCCTGAAGGGATTCTTTTACTAATTGTCTGATTTCTTCACTCATCGTAGATTGAAGTATTCCTTTTGCATTTTCTTGTAGAGTCTCCTCCAAATTCCTAATTTGGAAAAGAGCGTCTTCTACTACATTTTGGTTGTTTGCCATAGTTGTTTTATTCATTTATTTACAAATAAATATCATATAATTTAAAAAAAATTAGTTTATTTAAATTTTAACAAAAAAAAAAGGGAAATAGACAAAAGTCCTTTTCCCTTTTTTCTTAGATTTTTTAAAAAATCAGCTTTCAATCACCTCATCAATTTTTGATTCTACAATTGATGTTATTCTCCAATCTTGAGAATACTGTTCATAAACTTTAGTTATTTTTGCCTCAACATCCGTTGGTGAAAAACCTTTAACTAATTTTTCTTCTCTTATTTTTTTGATTTTACCTGTGTTTTCATCAGGTATATCAGACGTAATTTTTGTAATAAAATATTTTTCGTTCATTTTTTTTTTATTTATGTAAATAATCGGACAATCTATTCATCAAGTCAAGTGATTTAGAACCTGCTTCACCAACATGTCTATTTGCATTCATTTTTTTTTCTTCATCTAAACTCTCCTCGAACTTCAATCTTTCATTAGGTTCTCTAAACAAATATGCACCTGGTGTAGATGGAGATGATACTAAATCAAAACAAATCAATTCAAAATCATCTTGAACTTCATTTTGTTCACCAACTTTTTTAAGAGACCCAACACCACGAGAAGAAATACCTAAAGTTACTCCTTGACGAAGGTAATTTGCCGCTAAATCACCTTTTGTCGACACAACACCCCTTTCATGAAAACCAGGTGATGTAAGTAATTTTAATTTGCCTAATAGTACAGGACCTTCCCACCAAATATCTGTTATCGAGTGTGATACACGATCCAAATCAATAAGAGACGATTCAGGATGGTTTAACTCAGAAAGAGCGGTTCCTTTTTGAATAATTTTTTTATAATTCTCAACTTCTCGTTTTAATATCTTCTCGGGATATATTCTTCCATTTCTATTCGGAGTGTCATATTTCTGAAGTACCGCATAAAACTCGAATGGTTTCGAGTAGTCCAACATATCACGATTTTCTCTTATCATTGATAAATTTCTTCTTTCATTTGGATCAATGTAACCCGCATCATATTCTACAAGAATACCACAACCTAAATCTCTTGGACCTAATATTTTCAAACTGTTCATTTAATATTTTTATTAATAAATACTAAATAGTTTCAGTTTCTTTCTTTAATGACTTTGGATTTCCATTTTTTGTAAGATAAAATTTAAAATATGTATTTTTGTTAATTATATCCCCATAAATTGATTTTATTAAACTTTTAACAAGTTTTTTAAGTTTTGGAGATTTGAAATCTATTTTGTTAATAAGAAATAGATTGATTTCTAAATTCAAAAAAGATTTCTTTTTTATTTGAAGTCCACTTGTTCTCAGATCTAAATCTACTATAAATTTTGTGTCAAAATATTCTTTGTTTAAGTTTTCTAAAACAGAGTGTTTTACCGATCTTGTCATGTTTAAAACAACACGGTTCCAATTTTCCACTTCATCTTTGGGTTCTGCCCATGTCTGAATGTTAATAAAAATTGATTTTAAATTTGTTGAGTCGATTGTACCAAAATGGGATTTAAAGGACCGATATCCATTTAGTTTGATCGTTTTTCCTTTTTTCATAAATAATTTTCATATGCTTAAAGTTTATTTTTGATTAAATGTAAACATTATTTATATTTATATCAACAATGGAAAATTTATGTTGAAAGTAGAGATAAAAAAAGGAAATATTGAAAAGGGCTTGAAAGAGCTGAAAGCGAAAATTGTGAAAACTAAACAAAACAATATTTTGTTAAATAGAAAAGAGTTTATTAAATTATCAGTTAGAAAAAGATCTCAAATCAAAAAAGCTATATACATTCAAAAATTGAAACTGAAACTAGATTAAAGATCTCCTTTCAGTTGTTTTAATTTATAATAATTTAATTCATTAAAAGATTCGGTTTGAATTTTTTCCATAACTAAATCTATTGTTTTTAAAGTTTCGTTATCTGAATTTTTTTTTTGTTCCTCTAATTTTTCTAAAACAAAAAGTTTTGTTTCATTATAATTTTCAATTAATTTTTCTTTTGGAATATTTAGAATTGTTTTGAGTTCTTTTTTTTCAGATTCAGTTAATGATTCAATGAATTTTGTAACCGTTCTATTTGCAACATTTATCATAGATTTCAAAGGAACATTAATTACTTCTTTTTTCTTGTCTTTTTTACTTTTGAGAGTTTCTAAAATTATTTTTTTGCTTTGAATTTTACTCTCTAACGATAAAATATTTTTTGAAAACAGGTTGTCAATATCTTGATAATTGTTTTTACATTTGATATTACCAACCCACATTTTTAGTTCTTTAATATGTATAGGTGCTATTTTGTTTAAAGTATTTTCATAAACCGTAATGGATTCATGAATAAATTCTGTTGCTAAACTTTCCTGTAATTCTTTTTTAGACGATAACTCATCATAAATAAAAAATATTTTCGATATATTTTTGTTTTTCAAAACAAGTTCTTCAAAGATAAACAAATGATCTTTTATTTTGTTTTTCTTATATGACTCTGTCAAACAAACTTCTATTTTTGATTTTAATTCTCCAAACATTTTATTCAATTTATTAATAAATATAAGGTAAATTAATTTAATCTTTCAAAAGATTGGATAATTGATCTTTGATTGAGCCCAAAGAATTATTAATTTTTTGAAATTCTAAAAATTCATCTTCATCAAATTCATCTTTATTTTCCATAATAAGTTTGAAGTTATCTTTTTTTACGGATTCAGGTATTGGTGGTGTCGGTCCACCTGCCGGTGGAGCCTCAGGTGCTGCGGGTGGTCCTTCAGCCTCTGCGGCAGGAGCTACTCCTTCAGGTGCCGCAGTTGATGTTGATGATGTAGACGCTGTTACAGGTTTATATAATCTATCGAATGTATCAAATACACCGGTTTTGGTAATAATTGTTGCCGTGTTATCAAGTTCGGCAGAAACCGCTCTTTCCATTCTTATTTGAAGTAAATCGTTTTTAATTTCTTCATCAGAGAATCCAAATATATGTTTTTTTGCCCAAGTTGCAGACACCGCTTGTATCGATTTAGGAATTTCAGCAACCATATCTTTATACAATGTCATTTTTTGTGTCATGACCTCAACCATTAATAAATCTGCTTGTTTAGAGGGGTTTGTAAGTTGTAATGTAAAATTTGATAACTCATCTTCAAATCCCATAAGAAACAAATGGATAATGGCTATCTTGTTCATTTCAGCAATTGCGGATTTTTGAATCCTATTAATTGTTCTTGCGAATCTAATGTCTAATAACGACAAGTTTTTACCATCTCCCACAGGTTCTTCAAATCCTAAATAAGCTTTAGGAATACGAAGTGCAGTAACTAATTTTTTTTGGATATATTCAATATCGGCAATTTCAGAAAGGTTTGCTGCGCCAGCCAGAGTGTCAATTGGACTTGCTTGTGTAGCATCACGAACGGGGATAAAATAATCTTGGTCTACAGCCATTTGATTGAATCTCAAGTCGACATTACCTGTTTTTCTGTCAACAACCTGATCTCTTTTGAATTTATTAGCGACTCTTTGGACATATGCCTCAACGTCTTTGTCGTCCATATTACCAACAAATACTTTAAAAACTCTTCTCTCGGGAGCTCTTGATGTACGATAAATTAACATCGCATCTTCTGCTAAAACTAATTGCTTCCAAATACGTCTAGCTTTTTCTAACATCGATGTTCCATAAGGAAGTTTTCTATCATCCCCTAATAATCTAAAATGAGCTACTTCCCAAGTATTAAATTCCGCATCTCTTGTTTTCCAAGAAAATTTGAGTGCTTTTCTATTCACATTAATAGTTGCGTTATATGTCCTTGCGTCCTCACCTCTCTCTAATCTTTCAATTTCGATATTAGGTAATTGCAAACAACCCGTAACCCCTTTTTCAGAATCTAATTTTAAATAAACAAAATTATCGCCATACTTACACATGTTTCTAATCCACATTGGTAAGTTTGTATTTATATCTAATGTATTGACAAATAAATCTACTAAAATACTTTTAATTCTTTTTGATTCTGAATAAACTTGTAATACATAACCATCGTGATTTGGTGTGGTCGATTCTTCAGAGTATATATCTAATGCGGTTGAGATTTCAGGAGTATATTCCATAGATTCATAATCGTAAAACGCTGCTAACCTTGTGGGTTCATAATATACTGCTTGGGTATATAAATTGTTCTCAACTTTAGTCCAATTTGTACTTAGATATAAAGATTGTTGATTTTGGAGTTTTGCTCTTTCATACTCTTCCTTATCTTGGGTTTTTAATATTTCTTTTTTATCTAATTTGTAGTCTGGTCTTCCTTGACCTAAAGTGCTATCAGGACCAAAAGTTTTGGCAAGTTTTTGCCAAACCGTTAGATTTTGATTGTTATTTTCCATATTAATAATTTAACTATAGATATAAATATTTCAATAGTTATTTAAATGACTATGGTGCTGGTGTTGTTGTAATTGGATTTGAAATTTTATATGTCTTATTATCTGAACTCGGACTTCCCATGGCAAAACTGTCTGTATACGGTGTAGTCAACGATGGGAATAAACATGGATTGGAACTTGTAAAATTATTTGTTGTTAATTATATACTAGATCCTGAACTATTTCTTATTTGAACATAAACAATCGAACCAACAGGAACTGTTATTGTTCCATATAATGTGTTAGATGGACAAAATGCTAAAGTTTGTGATAAACCTAATTGTAACCATGTTTGCCCGAGTGGGAAAGGTTGAGTTCCATCATATGTTCCTGATATCGCATACCATACAGTCGCATCAGTGGATGGTATAAATGAGTCCGCAGCAACTCTAATATTAAGATATCCCACAATAGGGCTTGGTGTTGGGGTTGGTGTGTTAGTGGGTGTGTTAGTTGGTGTAACTGTAGGTGTTTGTGTGGGTGTTATTGTAGGTGTGTTAGTTGGTGTAACTGTAGGTGTTTGTGTGGGTGTTTATGTCACGGATGGAGTTGGTGTAGGTGTTTGAGTTGGAATCGGAGTCGAAGTTGGTGTTGGATTAGGAGTTAAAAATGGTAGTATTTGTTCTAATAAATCATTATCTTTGGGGGCGGATTTTTTATATTGAAAAGCAGGTTGAAATACTTTTTGTCCTGTTGTAACTTCACCAGAAACAACTAATCTTGATCCATTTGCAATTCTTCCAGATTTATTTCTAAATGATAATCCCATACTTTTATTTTATTAATCCACCGAACAACCAACCATAATTTTTATAATCATCTATTGTTGAACTACTATTATTTAATCCCATCCGTTCGTTCAAAACATTTTGATTTGGAATTAATGGATCAAAATGTACTTCTTTTTTAACAGATTCACCATTAACAACCGCCCAAGAATCAATCATAACTTTTGCTTGTTCGGTTGCCTTTTCTAACTTTGAAAATGATGACTCGGCGATATAAATCGCCATTGAGATTCCCATAATTAAGTCGTCATGTTGCCCCTTTTGGTGATCTGGTCTTCCGTTGATATAAACAAAAGTATTCATCTCATTATATAAACGAACACTTCTTATTTTGAATTTGTGTCTTACCCACTCCTCAAAAGCCGCAATAATTTGAACTCGTTTATTATTAAAGTTTATACCTGGTATTTTTTCTGTTGATGATTTATTGACCGCCCAAATATTAAAAGGATCTATTCCATCAACATATAAACTTTTATATCCAAGTTCTTGCATTTTTCTAATTGTAGTTATACCCATACCACCAGTTATATCCACTACAACAAAAGCGTTATACATCATACCCCACTTATAGGCAATTTCAGCTAAATTATCAGGTGGTATTTTTCCAACATATTCCAAAACTTGTTCTCTTTTATCAAAATCAATAATTTGTATTGACGAAAAGTCTTCACTATCTCCACGAGAAACGTCAACGCCCATTATGTACTTATGACCCTCAACAGGCTCTTTCCAAATCCATAAAGAGTTACCCATTAATTTAGAAGGAGGGTCCATTAAATAGTTGTTTTTTATTTCTTCAAGCTGTTTGTTTTCAAAAACATTATCACCAGAACCTAGAAACTCACAATTCAACTCCTGATTAATTTTTCTTTTATCGTATTTAAGTTTCTTAACCATTTTTTCATACCATGTTGAACATGGTTTATATCCTTGTTTAAAAAACATTTCTAATTCTTGATAATCTCTTTGATACGGGTCAACATGCGCAAAAGATATATTTTTTGATTCATCATATTCTTCTTTATTTATAAGATAATGTATTAAATCATCTGTTGGAACTAAATAAAGATCCTTTGTGTATCTAGGATCTCTGTACCAATACATTTCAGAAATTTTGAATTGGTTCATTCCTTTTAAAGCTTGATCGTAAATTTCATAATAAATTTGGTCATAACCATTTGGTGTTGATACTACAATTACTTTACCACCCGTAGATAAGGAAGCCATACAAGCCGCCCAAAAGTCGTTGTCCGCCTCAATAAACGCCGCCTCATCAAATACAAGAATTGTAGGTGTGAATCCACGAAGTGCATCCTTTGATGTTGCAACCGCCTTAACCTCAGAACCATTATTTAATTTATAATGTCTTTGTGAATTTTTTTCAACAGCAAAACCAGCACCAACCCAAGAAGGCCATTGATCAATAAAAGACCTAATCTTATTTGCCATTTCTTGAGATGTATCAAGTTTGTTTGCAATAATTAGAATTTTTTCAGGTTGTGTTTTTTTTGCAAAAACTAATCTTTTTGAAATCCATGCAGCAGTCACGGTAGAAACTCCGGCTTGTCGATATTTCAGAGCAATATTTTCTTCGTATTCTTCATAGTCTTTTAAAAGTAATATTTGATCAGGAAATAATTCTAAAGGGACATACTTAGAAACCGTATTGTCGTATGTTTGAAGATACGTTCTAAGAGCATATGGAGTATCTTTGAGACACTTCACATATTCTATCATTACTTGTTCTTTACTTAGACCCATATAAAATAAATATCATTTCGGGACTTTTGTTGTAAAGATTATTTTTTACCAATAGAAAACATTTTACCAATTGGTAATTCAACAGGTGCTTCATCAGAAAACATTGTATTTTTTTTTGGTTTTCTAATGATCATTGATTTGAAATTTTTAGACTTTTTTTTTACAGCCTCAATAAGATCTTTTTTAGTCATTCTTGGTTTGATTTGCGAATCTACCATTTCAAAAATTTTTTTTTCTAAAAATTTTTCTAAATTTTCGTTTGTTTTCTTCTTCTTTTTATAATCTACCGTTTTTTCGGGGTGTTTTTTCTCGGGCATATCTTTGTATTGTTTTTTAGAGGTTGAGTCCGAGAACTCTTTTGCCATTTTACACCACTTACAATTT